GTGTACTGAGACTAATATGACTAGAATAATGAAAGGCATGAAGATACAAGGGGATGCCTCTGGCAGTCCCGACAGAGCTCCTGCTCGTCAAGGTGGTGTTGCTCCTAAGGGTTCTATTAAAGGTGGTGGTCCTAATGGTGAGTCAGGTCTATCTAACTCTGCTGCACAGGAGACAGNGGCCTTACTCCGTAATGCTACTNAGCTCAAGAAGCGTATAGCTAAGGAGAAGGAAGAGGGTGGTNCAGATGTGCATACCCTTCGTAGACGTAGANTCGATANNAATGCTAGATTACGTATTCTTATTAGGTATACCCCTAGAGGGTCCTATAACTATACTAGGTGTCCCTAGTATCACTGACTGTATGAGTATAGCTACTATGGCCCTAACTTCTGTTCCTGACACTATATACCATTGCTTCGTTATACACATGCCTATCCCGGTCAAGATATGACTAACGTAGTAGAGCAAGACATCGTGGACGCTATTAGCAAGAAGCCCTCCAAAAAGAGGGGGTTCCAGAGTGAGACTGAAGTCTCTGAGGCTCCCACTCGCAAGAGTGGGTTCCAGAAGGGTAAGTCAGGTAATCCTGCTGGGAGACCTAAGGGTGCTCTCGGTAAGTCCACTCTAGTTAAGCAGGCTATCATGGCTGAGGCTGAGGGTATTCTGCTAGACGCAGCACCTAAGGTCATACGTACGGTAGTTGAGCAAGCCCAGAAAGGGTGTACCCAGTCACAGAAGCTTATTTGGTCATCTCTGATACCAGCTAAGAAGGCAGTAGAGATCTCCTCTAAGGATGATGGTCCTGCTCAAATACAGATAAACATCAGCACACTAGAACCTAAGCAGGTTACTCTAGTATCTAACGAAGACGACGAGGCCCTTGAGGCTGAGTACACACAAGACCAAGAGGATTCATAATGGGAACAGAAGTAGGTAAATCAGGGGCACTATCAGGCCCTAAGGGACCTTGGATTGAAGGCGACCATCAGAGTATAGGTACTGGCGGAGGTGCTCCACCTAACGGTGGTGACGGTAAGCAGTCCCTACAGGACCCTAATAAGAAGTACAAGTCACCTGTACAAGACACTAACTCAGGTGACCAGTAGTGCCTAAGTCCACACAGAATGGAGATGAGGTTAACACTAAGTCCTTGTTCGGTCAGCTAATAGGTAAGTACTCTGCTACTGGTGGTGGTCTATTCTCAGGTGCTCTAAGCTCCGCCAAAGAACGACAGAAGAAAATAGACAACGCTGGTAAAACCAAGAAGAAGCAGTAAGTGCCTGCACTTAATTTTAAACTGCATGAAAAGCAGATGGAAGTTGTCCGGTCTAAAGCTAAGTTTAAGGTAGCTGCGGCAGGAAGGCGTGGCGGGAAGTCCTACTTAGCGGCTGCAATGCTACTCACGGAAGGTCTTAAGACTACTAATGAAGGGGGTTACAACCTCTCAACAAAGGATGTTTGGTACATAGCCCCCACTTTTAATCAAGGTAAGGATATTATCTGGGCTCTTCTTAAAGAGCTAGGTGGTATGGCGGAGCACGGTGGAGTTATACTCTCTACTGTAGAGAATGTAGGTATTATACGGCTGATTAATGGACGTAGGATACTAGTTAAAGGATCGGATAGACCAGATACCTTACGTGGTGTTGGTCTTTCTTATGTGGTAATGGATGAGTACGCTGACATGAAGCCCGAAGTATGGGACCTAATCATACAGCCTACCCTCTTAGACGTAGACGGGGATGCCTTATTCATTGGTACTCCTTTCGGCAAGAACCATTTCTATGAGATGTTCAAGCAAGGGCACGACGAGAAGTACACTGAGTGGGAGTCATTCCACTGGACCTCTCTAGATAATCCCTTATTACCACAAGACAAGATAGAGCAGCGTAGACTTATTATGTCTGCTTCAGCGTTCAGACAAGAGCACGAGGCGTCGTTCGCGGCCTCAGGTGGAGGATCCTTCAAGGAAGAGGATGTTAAGTACGTTGACTCACAAGGAGAGTGGGGAGGAGAGGGGCAGTTCTATATTACTATGGACCCTGCTGGCTTCAGTACAGGGGAGGGCATGATTAAGTCCACCATGACTAAGTTGGATGAACATGCCATAGCTGTGGTTGAGGTAGGACCTAAGGGCTGGTTAGTCCATGATATTATACACGGTAGATGGGGTGTTAGAGAAGCTTGTATACAGTTCCTTAATGCCTGTAGGACGTACCGACCTGTTTCAGCAGGTATAGAATCAGGGTCTCTCAAGAACGCAATGCATGATTACTTAGAAGATGAGATGCGCAGGTTAGGTGTTTACCCTAATTTACAACCTGTGACGCACGGGGGCCAGAAGAAAATAGAAAGAATTCTATGGGCTCTACAAGGAAGGTTCCAGAAAGGAAGAATCACCCTACTCAGAGGTGAATGGAACAAGGCTTTTATGGACCAGATGTTAGATTTCCCTAACCCTCTGGCTCACGATGATTTACTGGACGCTCTAGCGTACATAGACCAAATAAGTAGAACAGTGTACCTCCCCGATGATTGGGCAGGAGACGACTGGCAACCCTTAGACTCAGAAACGGGTTTTTGAGTATGAGAGTATGTAAGCAATGTTCGCTAGAACAGCCCCTAGAGGAGTATCATCTAAACAAACTCAGTGCTGGTGGTAGAAAACCTGTCTGTAAGACATGCAGAAACAAGATAACCAGAGAGCACCGAGCAACGCACGGCAGAACAGAGACACCTGAACAAAGAAGAAAGTGGCAACTCAAAGCTAAGTATGGTGTCTCTTTAGAGGACTACGCTGTCTTAGCTAATGAACAAGACAATAAGTGCAAAATATGTGGTGCTGGGCATGACAAGGGACAAGCAGGCTTCTTAGTAGTAGACCATTGCCACACAACAGGAAGAGTAAGAGGATTACTTTGTAGTAATTGTAACTCTGCTCTAGGCTTATTCAGAGATGAAGAAGAGTCTTTAAAGAATGCAATCAGATATTTAGCAGATACAGGATTCTAATATGGCATTAGCCACAGAAAATAATGATGAGGCACTGAAGGGTAACCAACCTAAGGCGCACAGAGACCTAGTTACGTACATTATGTCCTACGTGGACGAGTGGAAGGAGTACAGAGAGACCAATTACCGCAAGGACTGGGACTTCTACTACCGTATGTGGCGTGGTATCTACGATACAGCAGATAAAGCACGTGATTCAGAGCGTTCTAGACTAATCTCTCCTGCATTACAGCAGGCTATTGAGATACAAGTCTCTGAAATGGAAGAAGCTACCTTCAATAAGAAGAATTGGTTCGACCTAAGCGATGATGTAGCTGACGAAGACAAATCAGAGATGGGTTTACTACGTGACCAGCTCCTAGAAGACATGGAACTAGCACGAGTACCCTCTAAGATAGCTGAGACGTACTTACTGGGTGGTATATACGGTAACGGTATTGGTAAGATAGTAGTTAATGAGGTCCCCTCTACTGAGGTGGACCCTAAGACTGCTGAGCCTAAGAAAGAGAAACGTGTACTAGTAGAACTAGTCTCTATATCTCCTGAAGAGTTCGTTATAGACCCTACTGCTACCACAGTAGATGAGGCACTAGGCTGTGCACACGACACTATTAAGCCCCGTCACGAAGTAGAGGCTAAGAAGCAAGACGGTACTTACTTCGATAAGGATATAGGCTCATACAATGATGCTGTATCTGTGTCTGCTAAGGGAGAGTCCAAGGACCCTGCTATTGGAGATAAGACAAGAATAACTGAATACCATGGTTTAGTACCTAAGTCTTTAATAGACCCTGTGTTGCTAGACCTAGATGAAGATGAAGTACTAGTGGCACTAGAAGTGCCCTCACGTAACAAGAATGAGTCATATGAAGAAGAACTGGTAGAGTGTATAGTAACTATTGCTAATGGCTCTGCTCTAATGAAGGCTGTAGAGAACCCTTTCTTCTTCAAGGACCGTTCTATTGTATCTTACCAGCATGATAAGGTACCTAATAGGTTCTATGGTAGAGGTGTAGCAGAGAAAGGCTCTAGTACACAGAAGGCCCTAGACGCGGAACTAAGAGCTAGAATGGATGGGTTAGCTATGACTATCCACCCTATGATAGCTGTAGATGGTACTAGATTACCTAGAGGTGCTTCACCTAAGGTGTCTCCGGGACGCACTATCGTTACCAATGGTGACCCTAAGCAGATTATTATGCCGTTCAACTTCGGTAATATAAACGCTGAGACCTTTACTCAAGGGGGTGAACTAGAGCGTATGCTACAGATGGCTACAGGTTCTATGGATACTGGTACTTCTGGCTCATCTAACCCACGTAACAACACTGCTTCAGGTATGAGCATGATAGCCTCTTCCTCTATCAAGAGAACGAAGAGAACCATGCAGAATGTGGACAGGGACTTCTTAGCCCCTATGATACGTAAGTTCGCTTGGCGTTATATGCAGTTCGATAATGAACGTTACCCAATAGACGACTACTTATTCTTACCACGCTCTAGTATGGGTATGATGGCCAGAGAGTTCGAGCAGTCACAAATGACTAACCTACTGAGCATGACTCCACAAGAGTCGCCTACGTTCGGTCTAATACTAACACAGATTATAGAGAATTCCTCTGGTGATAATAAGGAAGAGTTCAAGAAAGCAGTACAACAACAGTACCAACCACCACCCCCAGACCCCTTCCAAGAGAAGATCAAGGAACTAGAGGTGCTTAAGCTACAAGCAGAGATACAAGAGATACAGTCCAGAGCTGCTCAGAATGCTGCTAATGCACAGACACGTCCTATTGATGCTTCCACTTCAGTCTTCGATGCACAGACTAAGAGACTTAAGACAGAGGGAGAGATACAGGATAATGAACTAGACAGACAATCGAATAAGGGGAGTAAAGAATAATGGCTAAGGTAACAAAAAGAAACCAGATGCAGACGGTTGAGATAGGGTCATTCAACGCAGACGGTACAGAGAACCTAGACAGCGCGGGTAATTCTGTGGTGAATGTACAAGCACTCCCTACTCAACAAGTAGCTATCGTCCAAAGCGATTCAACGGTGATTGACCTCATGGGTCTACGTTGTCACGTTGCAGGCGCAGTTGCTATTAAGCTCACCAATGACAGTGCTGCGGTTACGTGGACAGTCATTGCAGGTGAGATTATTTACGGCAGGATTGTTGCAGTAATGGCAACTGATACCACACTAGTCAATGGGCAAATGACGGGGCTGAAATAATGCCCAGTTTTTTACAGGGTTTTTTCTGGGGCTCCCCCGCTATGCGAAGGAAGAGGGCGGGAGCAGGGGCAGCAGCTCTGACTGCATTCATTACAAACTGGGATACAACCAGCAGTAGCGAAATGATCACTCTGCCAGCAACATCCACTAGTAATAATTTCACTGTCGACTGGGGTGATGGTTCCGCTATTGAAACCGTAACGACCGCAAGTCCTACCCATATTTATGTGTCTATCGGTAATTATAATATAACCATCGAAGGGACCTGCCCCGCGTGGTCATTTAGTAATACCGGTGATAAGTTAAAAATTAAAGACGTTAGTAACTGGGGAATCGTAGGGTTTACTAATCTGTTCGGCGCTTTTTATGGCTGCTCAAATATGACAA